TATTAATGAAGTCATTAATGGAGATATACACACTACAAATCAAACTCTTGCAGGGTTGGAAAGCAGAGATACTGCAAAAACATTTATCTATGCGTTCATTTATGGAGCAGGTAACAAAAAACTCGGAAGTATCTGTGGAAGGAATGAAAGCTATGGAAAGCAGATTAAAGAAAGATTTCTTGAGTCTCTACCAAGTCTTAAGAGGTTGCGAGATAGAGTGGACCTCGCTTGTGGAAAAGGATACCTCAAAGCAATCGACCAAAGAAACCTCATCATCAGACAAAAACATTCAGCAGTCAACACCCTCATCCAAGGAGCAGGGGCAATAGCAATGAAGAAAGCATTAGTATTATTAGACAAAGAGATAGAAGAAAATAATATTGATGCATTGCCAGTCGCTAATGTGCATGATGAATTTCAGTATCAAGTAAAAGAAAGTCAAGCAGATAAACTAGGACAACTTGCAGTACAATGTATTACCAATGCGGGTAAAGAATTAAACATAAGGTGTCCACTAACAGGGGAGTACAAAATTGGAAACAATTGGAAAGAAACACACTAAGACATTAGATACTCTTATCCCAGATATTAATAAATTATTAACTGGGTTAGCGGAAGGCAAACAAATAAAAGTATCAGATGATAAGTTAAATAAATTTTTATCTAACATTAAAGACGCAATGATTGACTGGACTAATCCAGTTAAACAAGACAGAAGTCATTTGCGTATGTCAATAGTTGGAAGACCAACAAGACAATTATGGTATGATAAAAATCAACCTAAAAGAAAAGCAAAGGCAGACCCATCATTACAATTAAAATTTTTGTATGGACATTTACTAGAACATTTAGTTTTATTTCTTACTGATTTAGCAGGACATGAAGTAACAGACCAACAAAAGAAAGTTAATGTCGAAGGTATAGTAGGACATATGGATAGTAAGATTGATGGTGAAGTTGTAGATGTTAAGACTGCGTCAGCTTATTCATTCAAGAAATTTGAGAATGGTACATTAGAAGAGGATGACCCCTTCGGATACATTGCTCAACTATCTGGATATGAAGCTAATGAAAATTCTAATGCAGGAGGATTTCTTGCAATCAATAAATCAACTGGACAACTTGCTTTGTATAGACCAGATGATTTAGTTAAACCTAATATTAAATCTTTAATTAAAAATGTTAAAGAGAAATTAGATTCAGAAGACTTACCACCTAAGTGTTATGAACCAGTACCACATGAGAAAGCAGGTAACATGAAACTTCCTGCGGGTTGTGTATTCTGTTCACACAAAGTTGAGTGTCATAAAGATACTAACGAAGGTAAAGGACTACGAGCATTCAAGTATGCAAGTGGTAATATTTTCTTAACACGAGTTGTTAAAGAACCTAAAGTTAATGAGGTGAAGATAATAGAACAATAATTTTATGTTGAAACATAAACACTTACTTGTAAGAGCAGAAGTATTAGAACCACCAAAAGATTTAAAGACAACTAGAATATGGTTAAAGAAATTAATAACAGATATAGATATGAAAATACTTGGTGGTCCATATCTAAAGTATTGTGACAACATAGGCAACAGAGGATTAACTGCAGTTACTATAATAGAAACTTCTCATATAGCAATGCATGTTTGGGATGAAGACAACCCTGCGTTAGTTCAACTTGATGTTTATTCTTGTAAAGATTTGGATGAAGAGATTGTATTTTCTTATCTTTATAAGTTCAAACCAGTACGAATGAGTTATAGATACTTTGATAGAGAAACAAATTTTAAATTAATAAAGGTACAAAATGAATACAAAACAAGTAAAAAAAATTAGACGAAGAGCAAAGACTATCATGGTAGAATGGTTGCATTCTTTACTACCAGAACACGAAAAGAAACTGATTAACGAAAGGAATGTGTTAGACCATGCACCTAAACAAACTCACTATGTATTTCAAAACCAAGTGCGACTATCTGCGTGGTCGTATAAGTGGATAATTAAGAAGCTTAAACGAAATCCGGACTTGACATTTAAGCAACTTGATGCTATAATAAAGGGTACTGAAAATATTCCAAGTGGTGTTAATAGATGGTAAAATACAGGAGCAAATTTGAAAAAGATGTCATTACAAACTTACCCAAAAAAATCAAGTTCTACTATGAGTATAAGAGACTAAGCTATGTTCAACCGGCTATTCTTCGGTCTTATCTTCCCGACTTGTATTTTCCTAATACTAATATCTTTGTTGAGTTAAAAGGTAGATTTACTATTTCAGACAGAAAGAAACATTTGTATCTAAAAAGTACAGGTGATTACGATATTCGTTTTTGTTTTCAAAACTCTAAGGTTAAGATAAACAAAAATTCTAAGACTACTTATGCCGATTGGTGTAAGAAATTTAAAATAAAATTTTGTGACAAAGAGATACCGAAAGGATGGATGACAAAATGATGGAGAGTGGAAAAGCTTACATAGTATTTACACCTACAGGTATAGGTAAAACAAAAAAGATTGATATAGAATTAATCAATTTAGCAGAAGGTGACAGACAAGTCATGGCTTTAGCACAAGGTGTTTGGTGGTTCGCTAAAAAAAATTCACCACTTGCAACATACATAGGTATGAAAGAAATAGAAACAATGATGATACAGGATATGATAGATGATGACAAAAAACATAACTAAAGAATACTTAGAGACAGCAGTTAAATTAATAACAGGACCAAGAGCAAATGATTATGGTGATAAAGTTATCAACCATGGTAACATTGCAAAACTTTGGTCAGCATATTTAGATGTTCCATTAACAGGACATGATGTTGCAATATGTATGACACTATTAAAAATTGCACGAGCAAAATTTGGCGACCCAAAACCAGATACTTATATAGACGCATCCGCCTATATGTCAATCGCAGGGGAATGTAAAGAAAGAGAAGGAAAATAATGAAAGTAAAAATAGATTTAGAAAAAGATAATAATCTTACACCATTTGGTATTGCAACAGTACAAGATAGATACTTAGATAAGAACGAGACATCACCGCAACATGCGTTTGCTCGGGCTTCAAAGTATGGTGCTACATACAGAGGTAAAACAGATTGGGATATGGCACAAAGATTATATGACTATGCTAGTGATTTATGGTTTGGTTTTTCATCACCAATACTTTCTAATGCAGGTACAAAAAAAGGATTACCTATTTCTTGTTTCTTAAATTATGTTCCAGATAGTAGAGGTGGTTTGTCATCACACTATGATGAAAATATTTGGTTAGCAAGTAATGGTGGTGGTATCGGTGGTTACTGGGGTGATGTAAGAAGTGATGGTACTTCTACTTCTCATGGTTCTAAATCAACTGGGTCAATTCCTTTTATGAGAGTTGTTGATAGTCAGATGTTAGCATTCAACCAAGGTACAACAAGAAGAGGAAGCTATGCTTGTTACATGGACATATCACATCCAGAGATAGAAGAGTTTTTATTTATGCGTAAGTCTTCTGGTGGTGACTCAAATAGAAAATGTCTTAACCTTCATCATGGTATTAATATTACTGATGACTTTATGACTGCAGTAAATAAAAATATAGAATGGAAACTTATAGACCCGCATTCAAAAAAAGTAGCTAAGTCTATTAATGCTAGAGAATTATGGAGATTAATTTTAGAAACAAGACATGAAACTGGAGAACCTTATTTACATTTTGTAGATACTTCTAATAAAAGTTTGCCAGAGACACAGAAAAAATTAGGTCTAAGTGTTAAACAATCTAATCTTTGTAGTGAAATAACTTTACCAACAGATGAAGATAGAACCGCAGTATGTTGTTTATCAAGTGTCAACCTTGCTAAGTATGACGAGTGGTCAACATCACCTACATTTATTCCAGACATGATACGAATGTTAGATAATGTTCTTGAACATTTTATTCAAGCAACATATGATTTCTCATATGATTACAAAGGTGATGTATTAGAAATGAAAGTTAAAGAAGGTATGGAAGGATTTACTAAAGCAGGTTATAGTGCTTATAGAGAAAGAAGTTTAGGTCTAGGTGCTATGGGTTTTCATACTTACTTACAAAAATTAAATGTACCATTTGAAGGACCAATAGCTACAGGTCAAAACTTAAAAATGTTTAGACAGATAAAAGAGTTAGCTAATAAAACT